TTGGCGGTGACAGCGTCATCGGCCCAGAGGTTGTTCGTGACTGCCTAGATCGCGCTGATCGGGTTGTCGTCTTTCCAGGCAATCGCCTGTTGTTTTCGTATCCTACACCCTACGATTTCGGTTCTGTCTATTGCCCAAGCGGTGCCGGACTAGGCCGGTGGGGCTTCGTTACTACGCACCCAATTCTTTTCTACGGAAAGGGTCTGCCGCACACAAGGCAAGGGCCCAACGGCTTCCAGTCATTTGATGTTGTCGAAGCGAATGGGCATCCGTGCCCGAAGCCGGTCCGTTGGATGAAGTGGGCAATCGCTAAAAGCAGCTCTGACGGTCAAACCATCCTCGATCCCTTCATGGGCAGCGGCACCACAGGCGTTGCCGCCGTTCAGATGGGCCGCGACTTCATCGGCATTGAGCGCGAACCCAAGTATTTCGACATCGCCTGCAAGCGCATCGAGGACGCCCAGAGGCAGGGCGACTTCTTCGTGGACACCGCATAATGGCTGAGCGCGAAGACCCCGTGATCCCGCCCGCTTTGGCATGGGACCGCAAGCAGACGATGCGCGATGTTGTCCGCCTGATCGCGCAGCATGGGGCGCTCAGGATCGAGAACGCAGCCAGGATCGCAGCGACATACGGCCCGGATATTACCGTCTGCGAGGTCGAAGCCGAGATGATGAGGCATTTGAGCGAGGGGGAGGGGAAATGAGCGTAATGGTCGAAGGCAGGCGAATAGACACCAAGCTCGCCGCGATCCCGTTCACCAACGACGAGGAGGTCATCCGCAGACAAAGCGCAGCGATCGGCTCAGAGCGGCTACGGCACGCGATTCTAACGGCAATAGGAATCGACCCTGGCTTGTTTCAGCTTCCGCCGCCAGTTGTGGTTAGGGTTGAGGTAGATCGAAAGCGCGACATCATCGACGTTCGCAGGCCGGCAATTCAGCCGATCACGCGGATTCAGTTGGCAGTCGCTGACTATTACGAAATCTCCCCGCTGCACATGAAATCGGCCCAGCGCGGGTTCAGTGTGAGCCACCCGCGCCAGATCGCAATGTATCTGGCTTCAAAGCTTACCCCATCCTCGCTCGTTACCATCGGGCGGATGTTCGGCGGGCGAGACCATACGACCGTTCTCTACGCGATCAGGACGGTCAAGGAGAGAATCGAAACAGACCCGAAGATCGCGGCAGATGTCCATGCGCTATGGAAGGCGCTGGCATGAGCGCACGGTTGGAGGCGGTGGGGTGAGCTTCAACGCTGCCATGCTCAAGCAAATGCAAGTGGAGGGGCTTAACCTCGACGCCTGCATCCGCGTGCTGGAGGCGGCGGAACGCAAGAGCGATCCGACAAACGCGCAACGGCAAGCCCGCTTCCGAGCGAACAAGAAAGCCAAGGCCGAGGATAACGGCGTTACTGTAACGGGCGTTACGCCCCCCAATGATATAGATAATCTAACCCCCCGAGATGGTTCAGAGGCTAAAGCCTCTTCACCATACCCTGCGCCCGAGGGCGTCAGCGACGATGTTTGGGGGGACTTCCTGAAAAGCCCCAAGCGCCGCAAGGCCGGGATGAGCAAGACCGCCTACGCCGGGATCACCAACAACCTCAAAATCCTTGCCGAGCACGGCTTCCCACCGGGGGAGATGATCGCCCTCGCCGTCGAGCGGGGATGGATCACCGTCAAATTGGAATGGGTGCAAAATGAGCGACGACCGGCAAACAGCAACACCATCGGAAAATCGGCAGCAGCTTATGCAATGCTCAACGCAAGTCCAGACGAGCCTTTCTGACCGCCTCGCACCGCCGAGCGCCAAGGAGGGAACATCGGAACTGCTGGCGTGCCTGACGCTAGTGGCCCCGTCCGGGATGACGGCTGAGGATCGCAACGCCTGGGTTCGGGTTGCTCGGCAGACATTGAAGGGAATGCCCGCAGACCTATTGAAGCGCGGTTGCGATGAGGCCCGCAAGCGGTGCAGGTTCGCATCGGAGATCGTGCCGCTGATTTTCGAGACGGTCGAAGCTGCGTGGGAATCCCGCCAGCGCCTTGCGGAATGGGATGCCGCCCGCGAGCGCAACAAGCATCTTCCACGGATTGAGCGGAAAGCGCCGGACTACATCACGCCTGAAGAAGCGGCGGAAATCCTACGCGAAGTCGGGCTGAAACCGAAGTGCGCCGCATGAGCTACCACACCTTCCTGATGAGCATGATGAACACCTCGGACTCCCGGTTACGCAGGGCCGACATAACCAGGCTGGCCGAGAAATACGGGGTGAAGAAGGACTGGGCCGAGATGACGCTCAAACGATGGTTGGAGAGAGCATGATCTGGAATCACCGCGTCGTCAAACGAACCGTAACCGAATGCGGCGAGCCGGTAGAGCAATTCGGCATCCACGAGGTGTTCTACGACATCGACGGGCCGGGGAGGCACGCCTGGACGAATGAGCCGGTCGGGGTTGCCGGCGAGAGCATCGAGGAATTGCGGGAGACGCTGGAGCGGATGCTCGGCGCGCTGGACGAGCCGGGAATCGGGGACAGCTAGCGGGCAAAGGGGTGGGGGAAAGATGGTGGCACAGCGGCACAAGCCTGGAATTGCTCACCGTGCGCTCGGTTATCGCGGCGTCCAGGTTCTAGCCTTCGTCCGCTCGTTTATCGATGAGCACGGCCACGCCCCGAGCTATAATCGAATTGGAGATGTGCTCAACATGGACAAGGCCGATGTCTGCAAGGTGGTTGCTCGCCTTGAGCGGAGGGAGCTGTTGATGCGCGTCGGCTCTGGCAAGGTCAGGAGGGGCCGGGAATGGAACAAGCCCGTTCTTCGGCTGCCGTGCTGATTTCTCGCCATGCTGTCGAGCGATGGATCGAGCGCGTTGATCCGACAGCGGACATCGATGCTGCGATTGCCGCTATCGAACAGCACAAGAGCGCGGTCGAGGCCGGGATTCGGTTCAAGGCTCGCAGGATAAAGCTCGGTTGCGGCGCAAGGCTGGTGCTGTCAGGCGAGACTATCGTGACGGTGATCGGGAAGTCTTAAGGCCAACCCATTTCGTGCTTTCGCTGTGGCACAAAGGAGCGCGTGGGTGGGGTGCTTTCCAATCGGCGGCACGAGCTGTTCGCGCAAGCGATGGCGAAGGGCGAAAGCGCATCCGCTGCCTATGTCTCCGCTGGCTTCAAGGCCAACGACGGAAACGCAATCCGGCTGAAAGGAAATGAACGGGTCCAGGCCCGCATAGCCGAATTGCAGGAGCGCGCCGCCGTAAAGGTCGAAATGACCGCTGCCGACATTGTTCGGATGTTGGTTGAGGATCGGCAGCTTGCTCGAGATTGCGAACAGTCAGGGTCGGCGGTCTCTGCGACGCTCGGCATGGCGAAGGTGCTCGGCCTGCTGAAGGAGAAGGTCGAGCTTACCGGCAAGGACGGCGGGCCAATCGACCACCGCGAAGTCGCGCGTCAGGAAATCGAAGAGCTGTTCGGCCCGACCGCAATCGAAGTGATCCCCAAGGATGGCTAGCGCGCCGTGGAGCGAGGGCGAGCGCGATCTGCTGCGCGACCTTGCCAACCGGCGGGATTGGATCGGCGACGCGATGCGGATGTTCCCCGAGCGCACGGCTGCCGCGCTGCGGTGCATGATGCAGAAGGTGCGGGCCGATGAGGGGATGGGAGACACGCGCTTCTTCGAGAATGCGTGGATGGCGGACGCGATCAACGGCTCGGCGAAGCTCTTGGAGCGGCTGAAAGAGACGGGATTGAGACCTTGACCTGGTTGCAGCCTGAACCTGTCGCTCGCTTGCAGGACCGCGTGTCGTCGCTGATCCTCGACAGCAAGCGCGATCTCGCCGATGCCTTGATGGCCGAAGCATGTCTTCACCAGACATACGGGCTGTGGGTGCTGCTGCGCTACGGCCTCGGGCGGCAAGACGCGCACAACCAGTGGGTGTTCGATCGCTGCTGCGAGGTGCAGGCCGAGCCAGACGGGCATTTGGACCTATGGGCGCGCGAGCATTACAAGTCCACGATCATCACCTTCGCGCTGAATATCCAGGACATCCTGCGCGATCCAGAAATCACCATCGGCATCTTCAGCCACACGCGACCAATAGCAAAAGCGTTCCTGCGGCAGATCAAGCAGGAGTTTGAGCGCAACGAGCGGCTGAAGCGGTGGTTTCCCGGCATCCTCTACGCCAACCCGAAGGATGAAAGCCCCAAGTGGAGCGAGGACGAAGGGATCGTCGTCAAGCGCAAGGGCAACCCGAAGGAGGCGACCGTAGAGGCGTGGGGCGTGGTCGACGGACAGCCTACCTCCAAGCACTTCGACATCCTCGACTTCGATGACGTTGTGGTTCCCGCCTCCGTTACTACGCCGGAGATGATCGCCAAGACGACCGCGAGCCTTGAGCTGGCCTACAACCTCGGCCGGCGGGGCGGCAGACGGCGGTTCGTCGGCACGCGATACCACTTCAACGACACCTACAAGACGCTGCTGGACCGCAAGACTGCTGAACCGCGCATCTATCCGGCGACGAAGGACGGCACGGTTGAGGGCGAGCCGGTGTTCATGACCCGCGAGGAGCTGCAGACCAAGCGCGCCGACCAGGGGCCGTACACCTTCGGCTGCCAGATGCTCCTCGATCCGACCGCCGACGACAAGCAAGGCTTCAACGAGGAATGGCTGAGATATGCCGCCGTTTCCCCCAGGGGGCACAATCTCGTCATCCTCGTTGATCCCGCGAGCAGGAAGCAGACCGCCAGCACCAGGAAGATATCGAACGACTATACGGCGATATGGGTTCTCGGGCTTGGCCCGGATCGCAACGTCTACGTTCACGACATGGTTCGCGACCGGCTGAACCTGACCGAGCGCAGCGAGCGGCTTATCCATCTCCATCGCTATTGGAGCGGACGCGGGCCGATCATGGCCGTCGGCTACGAAGACTACGGGATGCAGGCCGACATCGAGCATGTGCGGGACGCGCAGGAGCAGGAGAATTACCGCTTCACGATCACTCCGCTTGGCGGGAGACTGTCGAAGAACGAGCGCATCCGCAGGCTGGTCCCATGGTTCGAAAAGGGCCGCATCTTCCTGCCGCCGAAGCTGGCGAAGGAGAATTACGAGGGCCGCACGGTCGATCTCGTCAAGAGCTTCGTCGAGGAGGAATACAAGGCGTTCCCGGTCGCCGCGCATGACGACATGCTCGATGCGCTGGCGCGGTTCCTCGAGGACGATTTGCCGGTCGAGTTCCCGCGCCCGCTGGCCGACGAGGCCGATGATTATTTCGCGGAGCAGGGCCGCAATCCGGTAACGGGCTACTGATGCCGACCTTGCTCACCCTGACGGTCTCAACCGACCCCGACGAGGTCGAGCTGGCATTGATCGGCGATGGGCCGTTCGATCCGCGCGTGTTCGATCCGGCGATATTCGACACCGGGCTGCCGGGCCTCACCGTGACCGAGGATACTAGCCCTGCGGCGCTGACGCTGACGTAGGAGGGACGCATGGGGAAGAAACCGACGAAGAAACAGGCCAGGGCGCTCGACCGCGACTTCAACGGCGAGGCCGGCGGTTCGCTGTCAGCCGAGGAAAGGGCGCGGATGGAAAAGGACGCGATTGCGGTGCGGAGAAGCTGCTTTGGCTACTGAAGACTTCGACGCCGACGCCGCACGGGCCGCAGCGGCAATGACGGCCCCGCCGCCACCGCCATACGAGCGGCTGATGCTGCTCGCCCAGAAGGAAGGCAACCTCGCCGACGCGATGGACGAGCAGGCGCTGACCGCGCTTGGAACCGATGTCGTCGAATCCTACGACAAGGACAAGGACTCGCGCAAGGAATGGGAGGCGGTGGCCGAGGAGATGCTGTCCCTTGCCGCGCAGGACAAGGCGAACGAGACCAAGAACGTCCCGTGGCCCAATGCGTCGAACGTCAACCTTCCGCTCCTGACCATCGCCTGCCTCCAGTTCAACGCGCGCATGTATCCTGCCGCGATCAAGGGCGACGAGGCGATCCTGTGCAAGGTGATCGGGCAGGACAACGGCGTTCCCAGGCGCGGCCCGAACCCGAAGACAGGGGAAATCCAGCCCATCCCGCAGATCGGCCCCGACGGGCAGCCGGTGATTGGGCCGGACGGCAAGATGCTGCCGGAATGGGAAGTTCCGCCAGGCGCCAAATCGAAGCGGGCAAAGCGGGTCAGCGAGTATCTGAACACCACCATCTTCTACCGGATGGAAGCGTGGGAAGCGGATACCGACGCGCTGCTGACGCAGCTTCCGGCGGTGGGCTGCGCGTTCCGCAAGGTTTGGTACGAGAAGGGTAGGGGCGCGCAGTCGGCGATGGTCCCGGCCCTGAGGCTGGTGGTCAACGAGAAGGTGCGCGACTTGAAGTCCGCGCCGGTCGTTACAGAGGAAATCCCCGACATCTACCCGCAGGAGATTTACGCCCGCCAGCGCGAGGGCCGCTACCTCGATGTCGAATTGGGAATCTCAGAGGACGAGGAGGTCAAGACCCGGCTGCTCTTGGAGCAACACCGCTGGATCGATCTGGACGAGGACGGGGCGAAGGAGCCTTATATCGTCACCGTCGACAAGGAATCCACCAAGGTCCTGCGGGTCGAGGCCAATTTCAGCCCGCGCGACATCGAATGGGACGAAGGCCAGACCAGGCCCATCCGCATCAGGCCGTGCCAGTACTACGTGAAGTACCGCTTCTTCCCGCACCTGCAGGGCAAGTTCTACGACATGGGGCTGGGTCACTTGATGCGGCTGATCGGCATGGCCGCCGATACGACACTGAACCAGTTGATCGACGCGATGACCGCGAAGAACGCGGGCGGCGGCTTCATTGCCTCGGGGCTTCGTTTGCAGGGCCGGGCGACCCGGCAGACGGTCAAGTTCGCGCCCGGCGAGTACAAGACGGTAGACGTGAGCGGTGACGATATCAGGAAGGCTTTAATCGACCGCACGATCCCCGAAGTATCGCCGGTCGCGTTCCAGGTGCTTGAGTTCCTGCTTGGGTTCGCTCGCGAGATCGGCGGGTTCAAGGACATCCTCACTGGAAATGCGCCGGCGTCGACTCCGGTCGGGACCATCCTCGCCCAGATCGAGCAAGGCTTGCAGGTGTTCAACGCGGTCGCCAAGCGGTTCTTCCGCGACGCCCGCGAAGAATATTCGCTCCTCAGGGAAAAGATCGCCCGCTACGGCGGCGAGGAAGCTGCGCGCGACTATGCGAACGTGCTGGACGACCCGGAAGCGGATTTCGCGACAGACTTCGCCGATGCCGACATGGACATTCGCCCGGTGAGCGACCCGTCGGCGGTGACTCGGATGCAGAAGATGGCGCGGGCCGAGTATCTGGAAAGCAAGGTCGACAGGATCATGGCGCTCGGCGGGCAGGAGGCGGCCAGAGAAGTGATGCGGCGCAGCCTTGAGGCCGCCGACATCGAGGACATCGACAAGCTGCTGCCTCCACCGAAACCTGCGCCGCCCGATCCGATGGTGCAGTCAGAGGTCGCAAAGAACCTCGCGTCCGCCAAGAAGGACGAGGCGATGGCCGACAAGCTCAACGCCGAGGCCGCGGAAACGGCGGTCGAAGGCCAGGACAAGAAATACGAGCTGGAGCACAAGGCGATCAGCGACGGTATGCAAGCGGGGTCGATGTGACCGAGCTTCGGCTTGCGGCGATCGATGGCGAGCGCACCATCGCGCTCAGGATCGGCAGCGATTTGCTGGCCGACGCGCATGAGTTCGTCCGGCTGCTCGACAGCGCCGATGTCAGGCCGGAGACGGCGATGGTTCTGGCGGTGATCGACGGCAGGCTGAGGTTCGACATCTGGGGCCGCAGTCCCACCATCGCCGAGGGCATCGGCTTGCTGGAATTGGCCAAGTCCAACCTGATTCAGGGAGCGCGCGATGAAGCCTGAGATCGGCCCGGAAGAGTTCGCCGCGTGGCGCGAGGATCATGTCACGCAATGGGTAACGGCAGAATTGGCCAGGGCCGCCGACGCGCAGAAGGCGGCATGGCTGGAATTGTCATGGGAGCAGGGCGAGCCGGACGAGCTTCAGCTCGCCGAGCTTCGGACGCGGGCCGACGCCTACCGGGCGCTGGCCGAACTTAGCTACGAGGATTTGATAGCCAAATGAGCTGCTGGATCGAACCGATCGAGTTCAACGTCGTGGTCGAGCTTGACCCTGTGGAGGAGGTCACCGCTGGCGGGATCATCCTGCCCGGCAGCAAGACCGAGCGGGACAAGCTGGCGGGCGAGGAGGGCACTTTGGTCGCCGTCTCCCCGCACGCCTTTACCTACGCGGACAGCTGGCCGGAGGATCGCCCGCCGCCGAGGGTCGGGCAGCGGGTGATGATCAAGCGGTTCGACGGGCTGCTGCGGGAGAAGGACGGCAAGTCCTACCGGATAGTCCAGGACAAAAGCGTAGTCGCGGTGTTGGCGGCATAGGAAGGGGAGGGGTGGGATGAAAGAAGCGGCCAACGCAAGCGCATCGTTCGACGCTGGCCTGACAATGAATCACGGGTTTGCCGAGCAGGTGCCAGCTCCGCGCTTCACCTACAGGGTCGAGTGCGTCAGCGCCGATGGCAATGTGAAGTGGGTGGAGGAGTTCTCCAACCTCGTTACGACCGAGGGCAAGAACGACATCATCGACAAGTATTTCAAGGGATCGGCCTATACGGCAGCCTGGTTCATGGGGCTGAAGGGGGCCGGCTCGGCGGCGGCTGGCGACACGCTCGCATCTCATGCGGGTTGGTCGGAGGTCACGCCCTATTCTGGCAACCGCCCGGCGATCACCTTCGGGACGACCTCGAACGGTTCCAATACGGCAACGGCCGTGTCCTACAGTTGCACCGGCTCGGCCACCGTTGCGGGCGCGTTCGTCGCCAGCGTCAACACTGGCACGTCCGGCAAGCTCTACAGCGCGGGCGACTTTGCTGCGTCCCGGTCGGTCGTCAGCGGCGACACGCTCAACTCGACGCTCACGGTGTCTCAGACCTGATCCATGCCCAAGGTTCTGAACAGCATCAGTCGGGATTCGCCGGGCGCGACGCTGAGCGCGAACGTCAATGACACATTCAGCTTCGCGGGGACGCCGGGGTTCACGGGAACCGGAGGGGTTCAGCGTTACGATCTTAAGTTCGAGGTCGATTCCGGCTCCGGCTATCAGACGATAGGCGCTTCCGGCGGGCTGACCACGGCGGGAACCAATCCGGTCGTCAACACCAACGCGACCGCCCAGCAGTCGATCACCGTTACCTGCGCCCAGGCTGGAACCCATACGATCCGGATATCGGGCGCTCCGACCACAGGCGGCGCTTACTCGGTCTTTTCGGCGACCGCGACGGTCACGGTCACGGCACCGGCCAACACCTACAACGAAAGCGTTTCCGAGACGGCGGCTGCTGCTGCGGGCCTTGCGTCTTCGGCCACATTCCCGAACATCCTCAGCGAAAGCTCCACGGCTGGCGAAACGCTGTTCGGGGGCCTGCTTCTCGAAGGAGCGCTTGCCGAGGCATCGGCACCCGGCGAATCCATTTCCGGCGCTGCGATCTTCGCGAATACTCTGGCTGAGTCCTCGTCTAGCGCGGCGGATATTCTGGGAGCAGCGGTGTTCGCCAATGCTCTTGTCGAGGGCGTCACCGCTGGAGACGGCCTTTTGTCAGCGATGACATTCGAGGTCTCACTGTCCGAATCCGCGACACCGGGAGATGCCGTGGCCGACTCTGGCGCGGGCGGTGGCAATGGCCGTCCCGGCGGCCTCGGTTTGTCAATGGGAATGGGTCTTTAGGAGAGAGTTAAGGAGAATGGATATGGCAACTGCACGCAGTCACATTTCGATCACGCCGTCCGATGCGACCGTCATCTACGCGGACGCGCTGTATGTCGGCGTCACCGGCGACGTAACCTGTCTCGACCGGGACGGGACATCGGCGCTCTACAAGGCCGTCCCTGCCGGCGCCTACATCAACGTGAAGGTCTCGAAGGTCATGGCCACCGGCACGACCGCAAGCCAAATCGTCGGACTGCTGTACTGACACAAAAGAGGGTGGGAAACATGAGCCTCGAACAAGAGACGGACGCCGAGGGCGTCGAAAAGGAAGCGATCGAAAGCGAGCAGGAAGTCGAACAGCAGGAGGCCGAAACCGAGGAGGAGGAGGCCCCGCCGCCGTCCGTCGAGGACATCGCCTCGAAGATCGGCTGGGTTCCGAAGGACAAGTTCCGCGGCGACGAGTCCAAGTGGAAGCCCGCCGACGAGTTCATCATCTCTGGACGCGACATCCAGGACCGCACCACGCGCGAGCTTCGCGAGGTCCGCACCACGCTCGACACGATCCAGAAGACCAGCGCCTCGATCATGGAGCAGAAGCTGCGCGAGCAGCACGAGGAGCTTCAATCGAAATACGAGACCGCCGTGGCCAAGGGCGATCCCGACGAAATCTGGAAGGCGACCGAGGAATTGCGCGGGGCGATCAGCGCCCGCGAGAAGGTTTTCGAGCCGCGCCATCAACCGGCGCCCGAAGCGGACGAGTGGACCAAGAAGAACGACTGGTTCGATCCGCGTTCTGCCAGGTACGATCCGGTTGCCCACAACCGCGCCATCTCGATCTGCAACGATTATGCGAAGGCCGGGCTGGGCAATGCCGAGCAGCTTGCCAAGACCGAGGCGATCATCCGCCGCGAGTTCCCGCACCTGTACGACGACAAGGCACCGCCGCAGGTCAACGGGCCGACTTCGCGCTCGACCGCGCCAGTCAGCGGGCGGACCAGGGGCTATGCCGATCTGCCGAAGGAAGCCAAGGTTATGGCCGAGGATTGGGCAGACCGAGGGCTGATCGGGAGCAAGGAAGAATACGCGAAACATTATTTTGAACAGATTGCTCGAAAGGAGAATAATCGTGGCCGCAACTGATCGAGCCGACAGGGTTGCACAAGTGGCGACGGAGCGTCGCCGCAGGCAAGACGGCGAGATGGGCGTTCGCTTCCATCTCGAAATCCCGGAGGAGGTCCGGGCCAAGCTCGCGGCAGAGGGCCGCACCCCGCGCTGGATCAACGATACCGGAAGCCGGATCGCCGATCTCACCACACGCGATGACTACGATCCCGTCGAGGGAGTCGAGCCTGTGAAGGTCGACGTGGATAAGGAGGGGAAACCCATCTACGCCCGTCTCTTCTCGAAGCGCAACGACTTCATCGCGGAAGATCGGGCCAAAGCGGACCAGCGCAGGCGCGAAATCGAAGCCGGAATGGCGAAGGGCCGCGTGCCCGGAGTCCCCGGCGGGGAAGGCCAGCAGGTCACGGGTGCGATGGGAGCGCCGGTTTACGTCGATCCCTCAACCAAGATCGGGCGAGCCAACCAGCTTCTCGACTAGCCGCTTACGGCCTCGGCCATAGGCGGCCCGCAACAAGGGATTTTGACCTATGGCCAATACAGATACTCCGTTCGGGCTGAAGCCCGTTCGCGCGGCTGGCCGGGCGATGCACATCGAGACCTTCTTCGTCCCGGCGTCCGACGGCACTCGGCTCGACATCGGCGATCCGGTGAAGAAGGCCGGTTCGGCCGACTCCAACGGCGTTGCCGACGTGACCCAGTGCGCCGCAGGCGACGCCATTACCGGCGTCGTGGTCGGCTTCGTTCCGTCCAGCGCCGACGAGACCCCGGCTTTCCGCCCGGCCTCGACGGCGATGTACGTGCTCGTCTGCACCGATCCGAACCAAATCTATGAAATCCAGGAGGACAGCGTTGGCGGGGCCTTGGCCGCGACCGACATCGGCCTCAACGCGGATATCATCGTTGGCGCGGAAGACACGGTTTACAACCGTTCGGGCGTCGAACTCGACACCAGCACCAAGGCCACCACGAACACGCTTGCCCTGCAAATCCTGGGCCTTGCCCAGAGGCCGGACAACGTGATCGGCGCCAACGCCAAGGTGCTCGTCCGCATCAACAAGAGCACCGAAGTTTCCGGTGCTACCGGCGCCTAACGGGAGGGCTTAGATAATGGCTGTTACAACTCGCGCATCGATGCCCGACCTGCTGCTGCCGGGCATTCAGGCGATCTTCGGGCACACCTACGACAAGCTGCCCAAGCAGTATTCGATCATCTTCGACGTTCGCAAGTCGAAGAAGGCGACCGAGAGCGTTGTCGAGGTCACCGGCCTCGGCATGGCCGCCGTCAAGGGCGAGGGCGCATCCATCAGCTACGATGGGTTCGGCCAGGGTCCCAAGACGGTGTTCACCCACGTGACCTACGGGCTTGGCTTCGTGCTGACCCGCGAGGCGAAGGAGGACAATCTTTACCAGGAGGTTGCCGAGGCGAATGCCCAGGCGCTTCCGTTCTCCATGCTGGTGACGAAGGAAACGGTCCACGCCAACGTCTTGAACCGGGCGTTCAACTCGTCCTACACGGGCGGCGACGGCAAGGAGCTTTGCTCGGCCTCGCATCCGACCGCGAACGGAACGCAGTCGAACCTCCTGACCGCAGCCGATCTTTCGGAAGCGGCCATCGAGGACGCGGTGACGACCGTCACGCTGGCCAAGAACAGCGCGGGAATGCCGATCGCATTGAAGCCGGTGCGGCTGATCATCAGCCCGTCGGACCTGTTCAACGCGACGCGCATCCTCAAGTCGGAGCTTCGCCAGGGTACGGCGAACAACGACATCAACGCGCTCAAGATGCTCGGCGTCATCCCGGAGGTGACGGTCAACAACTACCTGACCGACACCGACGCCTGGTTCGTCCAGACCAACGCGCCCAACGGCATGATCTCGTATCAGCGCCGCGCGCTCGGGCTGGAGGAGGACAGCGACTTCGACACCGAGAACATGAAGTACAAGGCGACGGAACGCTACAGCACCGGCTGGGGCGACTTCCGCTGCGTGTACGGAAACGCCGGAGCTTAATGGGTCGGGGGCGCGCTCCGGTGCGCCCCCTTCCTTGCTTCAAAGGACGGACACATGGGCACAACGAATCTCAACAGCCTCGCGGTTGACGACATCACTCTTGGCGGGACCGCTGTTACGGCCACCGCCGCCGAGCTCAACCGCGCCGCCGACGTATCCACCCGGATCGTGAATGCCACTGCCGCGACCTTGGCGGTGACGGCGGCGAACCACGACGGCAAGATCGTCACCTTGAACCGCGCGGCGGGCATCACCGCGACGCTTCCCGCCGCCTCCGGTTCGGGAGCAAGGTTCCGCTTCATCGTCGGCACCACCTTCACCGGCAACGGCATCGTTCAGGTCGCCAATGCCAGCGACACGATGTGCGGCAATGCGTTGGTGCTTCAGGACGGCGGCGACACGGCGGTGGCGTTCGAGGCCGGTGCGACCGCCGATACGATCACGTTCAACGGCACCACGACCGGCGGACTCAAGGGGGCGGAAATCGAGGTTATCGACATCGCCGCCAACCTGTTCTTCGTCAATGTTCGGACAGCGGCAACCGGAACCGAGGCAACTCCGTTCAGCGCAGCCGTCTAATCCCAGCGCCCGCTTCTTCGGAGGCGGGCGCACATTATTTTGCGGTGCCTTCGGGCGCACCGTAACCTTGCCTCCAAGCGCGCCGACCGAGGGCCGGCAATCCTTAACCGGAGAAGCCCTCGATGTACGATCCTTTCGCGACTCCTCCAGCCCCAGGCACGGTCGCCACCACATCAGTGCCAGCCGCGCCGCCCAGCGCGCTCGCCGCCATCGCCCAGCGTATGCGCGGCAACGGCCAAATGAACGACTCAATGCGCGGCCCGATGCGCGATCAGATGCGGCTCGACAAGGACGCCTACAAGCAGGCGAAGATGGACTGGCGGACGATGCAGCCCATGTTCGACAACGCCGCAGGAATGCCCGCAGGCTGGCAGCAGCAGATGATGGACTGGCGCGCTCAGAGGCCGATGCGAGCCGACTATCGTATGCAGAGGGTGGCTCCCGGCGAACCCTATCCTGGGGCCTGACCCGTGGCCCGTCCGCCGTGGGGCGAATGCGCCAGATGCGGGTTCAAGTTCAGGCTGAACCTGCTCCACAAGGAATGGTCCGGCGCGCGGGTGTGCAGGGGACCGGGGACCAACGACTGCTTCGATCCCAAGCCCGCCGAGCTGGCCCCGCCGGGGGCCAGGCCGGAAGGCGTGCCTGTCCCCAACGCCGCCCCGAAGACCGAGCCGGTGTACGCGAAGTACACCGATGGGAGCCACCTCTAGGATGCCCACCAGCGGAACCTACGACTGGCCGCTGACTGCGGCTCAGATGATCCAGGAGGCGCTGGTCGAGCTTGGCGCTTACGGCAACGGCGAGACCATCGACTCGACCGACGAAGCGCGTGCGCTGGTCCGGCTGAACGCGATGCTGCACACCTGGGCAGTGCGCGGCAACCTCTACCGTGACGGCGCGGGAACGGTCACGATCACCGGCGGCGAGGGTTCGGGGACCCTGCCCCAGCAGGTGCGGCAGCTCAATTCGGTTCGCTACGTGGCGAGCGCGACCAACCACCGCGTCCTGACTGAGTGGAACCGCGACGATTATTACACGCTCCCCAACCGGACCCAGTCTGGCGATCCTGTCGCTTACTATCTGAAGCGGGATCGCGACGCCTGCGAAATCTACATCTGGCCGGTCCCGGCAGCCGATATAGACCTGCATCTCGACTTCGGCGCGGCGCCGGAAGCGATCACCGCCTCTAGCCAGACGGTGGATATTCCGCAGGAGTGGCAGGAGGCCGTCATTCTCGGGCTGGCCGCGCGCTGCGCCAATATGTTCGGGACAACGCGGATCGACCCCAACACGGTCAGGAGGCTCGACGCGCAGGCAGGGCAAGCCTACCAGCTCCTGCTCGATAGCGACCGCCCGGACAGCTACTATTTCGTCCCGGATCGGTAATGCCCGATCTCGTCCTTCCCAAGGGCACCTACCAACGCTCGGTCGGCGACATGCCGCCGTTCGTGCTGGTCAACATGTATGCCGAGGAAACCGCATCGGCCAAGGGCGGGGTTTCGCTGCAAAGCTGGCCCGGGCTGGAATCCATCGCAACACGCGGCACCGGGCCGATCAACGGCATCTACCGCAAGGCGGACCTGTTCAATGGCGATATCTTCAGCGTCTCCAACGGGACCCTGTATCGGGACAGCACTTCGCTTGGCGCAATCAACGGCTCCGGACCGGTGTCGTGGGCCAATACCAATACCGAGTTGGTCGTCACGAGAGGCCAGACGGCCTATTCCTACAACGGCACCAATCTTGCCGCCATCTCGTTCCCGGACGGCGCCAATGTCACCGCCGTCACCGCGCTTGCCGAGCGGGTGATCTTCGCCCGCGCTTCGAGTTATCGCTTCTACTGGTCCGACCTTCTCGACGCCCGCACCGTCGGGGCACTCAATTATGCCTCTGCGGAAAGCTCGGCGGACTGGCTCAGGGACGTGCTGGCGATCGGCGAGACGCTGTATCTGGGCGGCGGCGACACGATTGAAGCATGGTTTACCACCGGCGACGTGGACCTTCCCTATCGCCGGATCAGCCAGCGCACCGCCCCTGTCGGGGTGGCGGCGACAGGTTGCATGGTGGCGATGGACAACGCGCTCCACTTCATCGGCTCCGACCGGGTTGCCTACCGAATGGGCGATGTGCCGGGGAGAATCAGCCATAACGGGATCGAGGAGTCGCTGAACGCCTCCACCGGCTTTGCCGCCTTCCCGATGATATGGAACGGCCATCCTGTCTTCTATTGCAGGCTGGATACCGAGACGCTTGGCTTCGACATCGCGACCGGCCAGTGGCACGAGCGCGCGACCGAGGGGCTATCCAACTGGGTTGCTGGCTGCTGCACCCAGCGAGCGGACGGAACGCCGATATTCGGCTCGGCGGTCGGGGACGATCTGCTGGAGCATTCGGGCTGGGCGGAAGGAACGTCGAACCTCGTTCGCACCCTTACCGCCGCGATCCCTGCCGACAACACGATTGCGGTCGATGAGGTCGAGCTGGAGGCCAACACAGGCGTGATCTCGGCTGGCTCGGCAACGGTCGAGATGCGCTTTTCCAAGGACCGCGGACATAACTGGTCGCCGTGGAGGGCCGTGTCGCTCGGAAGCGCCGGCGATTACCGGGCGAGGCCGCGCTGGCGGCGGCTCGGCTATGTCGATTCTCCGGGCGCCCTGCTCCAGTTCCGCTGCTCCGACGCGACCGATTTCCGCGTCTCCGGCTCGGCCGGGCAGGAAAGCTCGGCGGGCAGGAACCGGACATGAGCCTGAATCCTCCCCCGCTTCCCCCCATCCAGCCAGAATGGGGCGCATTCCAGGTGTGGTGGCAGCAAGTCATTACCGATCTCGGCGCGGCTATCACTGACTTGGCCGATCAGGTCGCGGCGATAGCCGCAGCACAGGCGGCGGCCGACGCGGCGCAGACGAGCGCCGACACGGCGCAGACGAGCGCCGACACGGTCAAGCGCGATGACGCGATCTCGGCAAGCTGGACCTCGCCCGGGTCGATCCTGACAGCCGTGGGCGCGGGCAGCGACGCGACGATCACGATCGCCAACCACACCCGCAAATATGGCGACGGGACCAGCCTTGCGATTACCGGCGCGGACATCACTGGGCTTGCGTTCTCGACCAAGTATTATGTCTATTACAACGACAGCACGCGCGCCGATACCACGCCCAGCTTTCAGGCGGCAACCAATCCGAACACCGCCCTTCCGAACGCGGGAACCGGGCGACACTATTGCGGCACTGTCACCACTCCGGCCGATGGTGGCGGCGGAACCTCGGGCGGATACACGCCCCCGGGCGGCTTCGGCGGGCCGGGAGAAATCCCGTGACGATCGAGCGCACCTTCGACGCGGCCCATGTCAACCGCATCTGCAACCATCCCGAGGTGCGTCCGTGGCTTGGGGGAGAGGGCGAAATCGACCTGTCCGCAGTCATCGCGGACGAGCAGAATTATGCGTTGTTCGGCCCCGAGGGAGGGTTTATTCTCCACGCGGGTCCAGGAGCCTCGTTCGAGGTCCATTCCCAGTTCACGCCCGAGGGGCGCCAATCCTCATTTCGGGCGATGCTTGCTGGAATGGACTATATGTTCACTCGCACCCAATGCCTCCAGTTGACCACCTTCCTGCCGGACGACAATCCGGCGGCGAAAGGTCTTGCGCTCAAAGGCGGCTTTCGCCCGTGGTTCCGCCGGGGCAACCATATTTGCGGCCCCGGAATGCAGGCCCGCATCGACGTTGACGACTGGGTTGCCCGGACTCCCGATCTGGAGGCGGACGGGGAGGACGAGATTCACGCTCGCTATGTCGGGGCGCTCCGCAGGATGTGCGAGCGCGGACAGGAGGCGAAGGGTATCGCCCTGTTCAACCGCTATGCAGCCAATGCTGGCCGGGAAGGCGTCACCATCGTGGAAAAGGAGACGACCGGATGCCAGTAGCAGCAATCGGCGCTGCCGTCATCGGGGCGGGCGCCACCATCTACGCCTCGTCCAAGGCCTCCAGCGCGCAGAAGAAGGCCGCGCAGACCGCTTCCGACACTACGCTTCAGGTCGCACAGGAGAACAACGCGCTCGCCCGCGAGTTCTACGCGAAGAACGAGGGCTACGCGACGCCGTTCATAAACCGTGGCAACACCGCCGGGGATGCGCTGATGGCGATGCTGCTCGGCCCAGCTCCGGCCACCAGCGGCGGACAGCCCCCGGCGAGCAGCGGAACGGCACCGCGAACCGGCGGAACATCGCCCAGCACCGGAACGACGCCGGGAACCGCGACCGGAACCCCGCAGCGGACGCCGATCACAACCCGGACGCCCGTTACAGCGCAACCGACTGCACTGCCCTATGGCGGCACCGCCCCCGCGCTTGGGACCGGCAACGGCACGGTGACGAGCTTGGGGCAGAGGTCCGCGCTGATGGGCGGCGAGCCGATGGGCATTACTCCCCGCCCCGGCTCGACCATCGCCAGCGATATTGCGGCGCGCGGCTTCGGAACGGGCGGCGGCTATGTCGCCGGGACTACCCCCGGCACGGTAGCGGCGGGCGGAGCCACGGCTCCGGGCGGGGCCGCTGGCGGAACCCCGGCTACCGGCGGCGCAACCGGTGGAAGCGCGCTGTCGGGCTGGGATTTGTTCTATAATTCCCCTGCCTACAAGGTGCCGCTGGAAGCAGGATTGGCCGGGATCGCGACGAAATACGCCTCCGCAGGAGCGTTCGAGTCCGGGGCCGAGAACAAGGCAATCGAACGCTTCGCTTCGGACTATGCGAACAATGCTCTCGCAGGGTGGATGGACATGCTCTACCGGCAGGAGGCGCTTGGCGCGTCGGCGGCCTCGTCGCTTGCCGGGGTTGGAACCAACCTCGTCTCGCAGATCAGCGCCAACAACGCCCGTGCCGGGGACGCGGCGGCCAACGCCGCTCTCGCGTCGGGGCAGGCGAGCGCGAACAACTGGAACAACATCGGCGGCGCGATCGGCACCGCAGCCGGGGCAATCGGCGGGGCGCTGGGGTCGAGCTACCGTCCGCCGGCAAGCGGCTACAACATGCCCGCCGGAGACGGGCTTACGGAAAGCGGCTGGCTCTACGGGCCGGCCCCGTTCGGGTGATTTATGGCTGACACGAAACAGCAGCTCGCGGACCTGAAGGCGAAACTGGCGAAGCGCCGGAACCAGCCCGGCTTCGCCGAGAATGTCGCGCATATCGAGCGCGAGATCGCGCGTATGGAAGGGACGGAATAATGGCAATCGAGTGGTCGATCCTTCGCTCGTCCGGCCCGGTCGACATCGCGGGCAATTTCGCGCGCGGCTACAAGATGGCCCGCGAGATCAGGGACGACATCAGCGAGCGCAATGCGCTTGCGGCCTATGCCGCGCATCCCGGCGATCCCAACGCACGGGCGGCGCTGTATCGCGTCAACCCCGCGCTTGCCGCCAAGCTGGAAGAAGCCGACATGAAGCGTGCCGATCATGACCGCGAGGGCGAGGCGAGGAGCGCGCTTGCGGGCTGGATGACGGGACCGGAGGGCATCCCCGCCCCGCGCGGCCTCACCGGCGTTCAACCCAGCGCGCTAACCGGCGAAATGCCCTCCCCGCCGGAGGCCGCCCCGCGAGTCGGTCCGCTGGCGCCGCTTCCCGAGGAGGGTCCTGTGGAAGATACCGCAGTCGCGCCAGACGACGGCCTCATTCGCCAGCCGCCGATGAGCGACGACTGGAAGCGCTACGTCGAGGCCGATCCGGATGGGGCGATGAAGACGCTTCTGGATAGGGCAAAGCTCGGCAAGGAACAGGCGCTCGCGCTGGCGGGGCAGATGGAGTGGATGGGCAGGCTGGCGCAGGGCGTGACCGACCAGGCGTCCTACGAGCAGGCGCTATCCGTTGCCCAGTCGCAGGGCTTCGACACCTCGAGCCTTCCGCGCGAGTTCGACCCGCGCGTGCGCGACACGATACTGGCGCAGGCGATGAGCGCCAAGGATTACCTGAAGCAGCAGCACGACTTCACCGACGACGAGATCGACAACGCAGAGCAGCGTCGTCACAACATGGCGACCGAGAGCAATGCCCGGCGCGGGCAGGACATCTCGTCGGAAGACCGCAGGCGCGGCCAGGACAGGGCCAGCGAAGATCGCCGCAGGGGCCAGGACAAGGCCAGCGAAGACCGCAGGCGCGGACAGGACGCGAGCGGGGCGAGGGACGCGGAACCGCGCGGACGGAGCACGGCGGTGATCGTCAACCCCAAGACCGGCCAGCGAATGAAGCTGGTCGATGGTAAGTGGGTGCCCGCATGAGCGACCTCCCTCCCTTGCCGGAGGGGTTCGTTCTCGAAGACGACTCCTACGATCCGATGAAGGATATTCTTTCGTCGGGGTTCGACTTCACCAACGGCTATCGCACCAAGGAGGACATCGAGCGCCTGAAGCGTGAGGGCTACAAGCCCGCCGCCAACAGCAAGCATCTCGACGGCGATTCCATCGACCTCGTTCCGGGCAAATCGGGCCAGAGCATGGACGCGGTGCTTCGCCATGCCGAGCAGATCGCAGGCAAGTGGGGCAACGGCAAGGTGCTGATGGAGGGCGATCACGTCCACCTCACCCTCCCTGGCTGGGGACAGGCGCCGGGCACCCCGGGAACGCCTTACTCCGGTATGCCCGCCCTTCCCGAAGGGTTCGAGCTTGAACAGCGCGGAGCCGTGTCGAAAGCGGAGCTTGCGCGACCCAAGGCAGAGGACGATTTTCCCGGCTTCAGCGACGAGCAGAAAGCCGCGATCATGGACTATCTGCCGAAAGCTAAGAGCGGCGAGGATTTGCGTAAGTTCGCCTACACCATGGCTGGTGGCGAAGCCATGACCATCGGCAACGCCGATGAGGTGGTGAGCTACATCAGGGGCGGCGGCGATCCATCGAAGCTGTCGTGGGCGGCTCCAACTACCGCCAGGCAACCCGCCGCAAGCGAAGAGGTGCCTGATGAGGAAGGACCCGGTTTCGGCCACACCATTACCGAGGGCGTCAAGAGCTTCGGGCGCGGGGTTGCCGAGGGCGTGGCCGGGATCGGGGACCTGATCATCGACCCTATCCTGCAACTGCCGGAGTCGGCGCGCAACGTCTATGAGGCAGTGACCGGACATCCCGAGAATATCCGGCACGAAGCTGGGGGGGTCCTTTACGACGCCGCGAACGAAGCGGCGGATGCGCTTGTCGGAGCGCCCGATCCGCAAAACGACTTCGAGCGCTACACCAATGCGGCCGCCCGGATGGCGGGCAACTTCGCCGTTCCTTTGGGCGTGGCCGGAAAAGGACGAGTCCTGAAGACAGCGGTGGGCGACATCATTGCCGGTTCGGTTTCCGGCGTGTCCGGCGAGGCCGCGCACGATGTTGCCGATGACATCGGGGTTGACCCGGAAATTGCCCGCGCTGTTGGCCAGTTCACTGGTGGAATCGCCGCCGCTCCGGTCGCTGGGCGGATAATGGAGCAAAAAGCCGCTCAGGAGGCCGCTGCAAGGCCCGTGGAAGGCGAAATCGCGCCCGAGGCTCCCACACCGCCGCAGGCACCGGAAGCGCCTCCAGCGCCGCGTGAGGGCGTTCCCCCGATTGACCCGGAGATGATCCAGAAGGTCAACGGCGGTGCCGCGATGCGCGCCGACGGAACACCCTCGCTCGAATCAGAACCGCTGCGCGCCCGCGACACGATCGATGTCGGGACCGTTCCGCCGAAGCCGGGGACTGCGGAGCAAAGGGCGGCGGCGGCAGAGGTGAAGCCGGAGGAGGTTATCGCCCCGCCCGAGGCCGTGTCTGCCGAGACGCAGAAAAAGGCAGACCGCATTCGGGACTATTGGAGCTTCCAGAAGGAACACGGCTTTCGCCGCAATCCTGTTTGGGTTGTCCGCACCAAAGACGGCGAGATTCGCGATTGGACCGCAACGGCAAGCCAGAATCGAGCCATGGATAAGTTCCGCCCAGACGATGGCGACACGATGGTCCGGCTCAGCCCGGATGACGAGGATGGACTGGCCTCCATTCTCGCCAAACCGCAAGTCCCTGCCGAGGCAGAACCCCTCTCCAAGGTCGCCAAGGCCGGGAACATCAACCTGTCGAAGATCGAGACGCCCGAGGACATCGACGCCCTGATGCGTGTCACCGCCGACACCTTCGGCGGGTTCCAGGCGGCGCGCCGTGGCGTCCAGAAATGGGAAGCGACCGAGGCGCTTGCCAAAGACCTCGGCATGACACCCGACGACCTGTTGCACCGCCGCACAGGACAGGCCCTCAACGCCGAGGAAGCTCTGGCGGCGCGCAACCTTCTCGCCGCGTCCGCGACCGAAATCCGCAATCTCGCCAAAGCCGCAGTCGAAGGCGACGAGGCGGCAAAGACAGAGTTCGTCAAGTCGTTCATCCTTCACGCGGCGATCAGCGAGCAGGCGGCTGGCGCGGCTGCGGAAGCGGGACGGGCGCTTAACATCTACCGCAAGGTGGCGAAAGCCTCTGTGGCAGACCGTGAGGCGGTGCAGGACGCGATGAATCGGCTGCAATCCGGCACCTCTCCCGAAGAGATCGCGGAGATGATCAACGCGCTCCCCGACGATCCATCGGCCCTCAACCGCTTTGCCCGCGACGCGATCAAGCCGCGCTTCAAGGACAAGCTGATGTTCGTGTGGATCAATTCGCTCCTGTCGGGGCCGAAAACCCACATCGTCAACATCACTTCCAACCTCGTCACTGCGGCCATGGACATTCCCGAGCAGGCGCTTGCCGCTGCGGTCGGCGCTCCGCGAAGGCTCCTGAACAAGCAGGCCGATGCGGTGCTGGCAAGCGAAGTCGGCTCACGATTCTACGGAACCCTGAGGGGCGCCGCCGAAGGGCTTGCTTCCGCCCGCGTTGCTTTGAAATCCGCCGAGGCCGGGGGCAAGGTCGAAGCCTATCGCCCCGCAATCGGAGGCAAGGCGGGCGCGGTTATTTCCGTCCCGACCAGGCTGCTCAACGCCGCAGACGAGTTCTTCAAGGCGATCGCCCGCCGTTCGGAACTTGCTGGGCTGGCGGTTCGCAAGGCGCGGATGGAAGGGCTGGATGGCAAGGCGCTCCGCGAAAGGATCGACGCGCTTGCTGCCAATCCGACCGAGGAAATGACGGACGCCGCCGCCGATGCCGCGCTCTACAAGACCTTCCAGCGGCCGCTCGGCCCGAGGATGCAGAAGGTCTCCAATGTCATCAACGAATGGCAATGGCCCAAGCTGTTCGTCCCGTTCATCCGCACGCCGGTCAACCTCCTGAAATACGCCGCCGAGCGGTCCCCCGCCGCGCCGTTCCTCAAGGAAGTGCGCGACGAGTTCAGGGCGGGAGGGGCAAAACGCGATCTTGCGATTGCAAGAATGACGATGGGGACCGGAATCGGGATGCTGGTCGCGTCCTATGCCCAGAACGGGATCATAACCGGCAACGGCCCCGCCGATCCTTCCGCGAAGAAGGCATTGGAGGCCGACGGCTGGCAGCCCTATTCGATCCGGGTCGGCGATACCTACGTCAGTTACAGAAGGCTGGACCCGTGGGCGACGGTGCTTGGAACCGCCGCCGACATGGTGGAGATGCAATCGCGGATGACGCAGAAGCAGCAGGAGGATTCCGCCGCGTTGCTGATCGGCGCGACCACCAAGAACCTCGCGAGCAAGACGTGGCTTTCGGGGCTTGGGGATTTGGTCGACGCGATGACCGCGCCGGAAATGAACGCCAAGTCCACGATCACCAGGCTAGCTTCGTCAATGGCGACGCCTACCCTTCTCTCGCAGGCAAC